AATGCCAACTTACGAGTATAGATGTAATAAATGTCAAGCAGTTTATGTCTTAAGTAGAAGTGTAGATGAACGAAGCCACGATGTTAATTGTGTATGTGGCAATAAAACAGATAGAGTATTTAACTCATTCTCTGTTAAGTTTAAAGGCTCAGGATTTTATAAGACGGACAACAAATGATTGAATTAATCTGTCCTAAATGTGGTAAAACTTTTGAAAGAAAAGGCAAAAAACGGGGCAAAATGCCCTATTGTTCACCTTGTAAAGGTAGTTCTTCCTCATCAGATTCCTCTGACTCTTTAAAATCTTTATCATTATATGGTTTGTATCCACCAAGTTTGCGAACTAGTTTAGAGACAGCCCGCTTGTGTCTCATACGAGATGTGTCTTCAGACCCAAGACTTAAGACATTAGCAATCTCTTTGAAGTCTAAAGATTCTGCGTGGCGCATAAACAATATGCGTCTATCTTCTTTATTTAGTTTCCAGAATGCGTAATCAATCTCAAGCATAAGCACCATTAGGTTTCCACCTTCTGATGGTGCACTAGGACGTCCAGGTCCACCAAGATTTAATTTATGTGATACACCAAACTCTTGTCTTAAGACAGCAGGTAATATAGTTTCTACAATTTCAGATGTGTAATAAAATAAATCACTAACATCATAGCCAACAGACTTAGCCTTCCAACGTTGGCAGTAATCAATAGCCTGATTTCTTAGCGACTTATAGATTAAGTTCTTTGCATCACGCTCACCCTTTGTTTCCCACTCTTTTAATTTGTTTGGGTGTTCAGCAAACCACAACCATAATGCCTGTCTTAAGTCTTCAATCTCTACCATATCAAACTTTCTTTTATATTCAAGGGCTACTGTATCTACAATATAATCCCAATTCTTTACTTCTTCCCAGTTCATTTAAGTTTATTTCCAATTTCGATAGGGAGGAAGCCAACTGTTTTCATTGTATAATTTGTGTTAGTAAACTCAGTAGTCACAGGTAATCTTTTCTCTATCCATTCAAGTTCAGGTATATCGCTCAAGTCAAAAGACCACACACCCTCTGGGGTATAGTTAATATAGTAAGGGTTGTAACTTAAGACGGAAGATTGTTGCAATAAAAAATCATATTTCTTCTTTTCGATAAGTAAAGTTGGATAGTGAGTAAGCCTTGACTTTAATTCTATAAACATTTTATTCTCTGGTGTTACACAATCAAACCCATCATATTCATTTGGTGAATGCTCAAGGTCTGGAAAGTATTCTATCTTTAACCAGTCAAACAGTTCCTGTTCTTTCATTTGTCCCACTTATCTCTTAAAACTAAAAGTCCTATGACCCCATAGTTTGCTATGTCTTTAAACGAATCTTCTAATGGTTCATTCAAAGCATTTCTTTTCTTATCAAATAGATTATTAATGCGGGCTAGTTTGTCCCACATACGCACACGTAATCCGTTAATTGGACCACCAGGAGACTCAGTAATATTCTTAGGACCGTAGTCATAATGTTTCTGAATCAACAGGTCACCCAACTCTTGCATTACTGCTCTTACATCTTTTTCAAACTTGGTTGAATTATTCATCATTTCCTCCAATATCATCAGGGTCTACTTGTTCTAGTAGTGTCTTAAGACTATTATCAAATTTCAACATTTCCGAACTAACCACCATCTCTTTAATCATTTCTTCTACTTTTTCTGCCTGATTTTCTGCTACAAATAAAGTTACATAAGTGGATTCACTTATCTTTCTAATCTGTTCAGGCTCCTCTGCGTGGTCATATATAAACCTAAGTAATGAACCGACCTGCAACTTAACCCCATAAGGTAGAACTAAGTAAGGGTCAAAGACATCATCACATTCTTCTTCCATAAAGTGTTCAACAAACTCAAAACCATTATCAAAATTCCTGTCACAATTTTCACAATGGTATCCATCAAACATTATGAATTTACTTTCCTTAATATAAAGTCAGCACCCTCTGATACATAGACAGAGTTAACATCTCCACCGTCAGGCATTTGCACTATAGTTACAGGTAGTTCACGAGCAAGACTACGGGCAAACTCTGTGCCAGGTTGGTCACCATCTGCAAAAACAAAGACTCTCTGAAAATCTGCAAGCAATCTTGTGTAATGTTTCTTCCAACTGTTAGCACCAGGAACACCAACACAAGGAATACCAACACAAGCAGACATAGTAAGAGTATCTAGTTCACCTTCACATACTCCGATAATATCGTTAGCCTTATCAACATCAAGCACGTTGTACATCTTGGTCTCTACACCAGTTAACCCCATATACTTAGGCTCAACAGCAGGATTAAGAGACCTAAATCGCAAGTCAACAACACCAGTCTTGGTGATATACGGGATAGATAACCTTCCAACGAATGCTTCGTGTCCAACTTCAGGCTCCGCGACTACGCCTAATCGCGCCAGCCGTGCTACTTCTAGTGGAATTCCTCTTTGCTTGAGGTAATCTTCCGCCTGATAAATGTTTTGACTGTATCTTTCCGTTGCTTTGCCCAATAATTCCTTCTGCGATACGTTTTGCTTCACGAATATTTATCCCTTCATACTTTGAGATGACTTGTAAACTATTTCCCTGTATTCCACAGGCGAAACATATAAAAATATTTTTATCAAGGTTTGCACTTCCAGACTGATGTGTGTCTGAGTGGAATGGACAACAGATGTTGACTTGTCCGTGACTGTTTCTAAACTTTGCTCCGTAGTGTGCAAGGATTTCTTTGATACTTGGTAAGTCGCTATCATTTTTTATCACCATACCCTGCCTCTCTAAGCAGATTAACTGCATCTTCAAGTCTTAAGACTACAACCCAATCTTTTACTTTCTGTTCCCCCTGTCCGTTTAGTCTTAAACAAACTAAACCTAGTATATTTTTCTTTGCTCTTTCTTTTAATTGTGCAACAGCACTAGATGGATTAAATCCAGTTCTTGCTTTTACTTCCCAATCAATACCAATACATCCAGTTATATCTGAACCACTTCTTCCTGCACCCGTACTCTCAGCATATGGGAAACCATTATCTGCCAGATACATAGCCAATACTTTCTGACTACGATAACCTCTGTGTTTGCGTGATTGAGATGCCACAGTATTATTATTCCTTAAACTCAGTAACTGGCACCCGCCAACCGCTTATGTACGAATCATACCATTTATCCGTCATATACTTGGTAGGCTCGACGTATCCATATACCTCTATTTTAGAATAGTAATCTGTATCTAATACCTTGGCTCCGAATATATATTTATCTTTATCTTTATCCCAGAATGGGATAGAATTTTGAGTTCTAACTGACCTGACCTCATAGTTTCCACCTACATCTGGTAAGAATTTTCTTTGGGTGTGCAAAGCATTTGGATACCAAGGGACATTCCAAGACTGGTTATACTGTTTAGCCACCGCCCACTCACAGATATTTGCTCTTATATTTGCCAGTAGTTCGTGTTCTAGTTTTCCGTCTGCTTTACCTTGGGCATAGTTAGGCTTATCAGTTGAACCAAACTTAGCAAGCCACCTCTCGGTAGCCAGCATAGTACACACACGTACTTCTTCCTGAAGTAAATCAACAATCATTATACGCTCTCTGGGATGTCATCCATATACATATACTCAGGATTAAATGCAAGCCACACATTTATATTCGCATTAGCATCAGCCCTGCCATATCTATTCTTTACAGGTGCTACAGCCATTGATGTTCCCATTACACCAAGTGTTGCAATCAAGGCTGGTAGTTGTGCTACCTTTCCTTGTAATGCAGAACGTGGTTGGCAAGGACGACCCTCTACTGCTTCGCTGGTGTGGTGAAGAACAATAACTCCAGCGTTTGTATGACGTGCTAAAAACTTTAACTCTTTCATAATGGCTCGCATTGAAGCAAACTCTTCACCGCCATCAGTTGCAATATCCATTAAGTTATCTACAAAGATAGCAACAGGAGGACAACCCCATAGTTCTTCAAAGGCTTGCACCTCTTCATCAATATCTTGTAGTGATGGACTTGATTCAAATGACCATACAATATGGTTACCCTTTGCAAGAGTGGCTTTG